CGCCTTTACCCCCCGAACCCTTCAGAAAAGGCCAGAAGGCACCTGTGGGGCCCCGGATGCATCCGGACGGGTTCGTATACCCCCGGCTTGAAACGGGCGTCCACGGCGCTGTGCGGGGGTCCTACGGGCAGCAGGCGTCGGACTGGCTGCGGGACGTGTATGGGCTGCAGCTGCGCGGCTGGCAGCGGTACGCGATCACCAGGGCCCTCGAGCATGACGAGGACGGCGCCTTGGTGTGGCCGATTGTGGTGCTGACGGTAGGAAGACAATCGGGGAAGTCGGTTCTGTCCCGGGCTATCTGCATGTGGCGGCTGCACCACGCCGACCTGTTCGGGGAAACCCAGACGATCCTGCACCTGGCCAACAATGTGACGACCGCGATGGAGGTCATGCGCCCGGCCGGATTGTGGGCCGTCGAGAAGTACGGCAAGACCGCCGCCAGGTGGGGCAACTCGAGCCCGCAGATAGCGATCCCGAACGGGTCGAGGTGGCTAGTCCGAGCCGCCAACGATTCCGCCGGAGTCGGCTACTCGATCTCCATGGCCTTTCTCGATGAAGCATGGCGGATCCCGGCCGGGGTGTGGGAGGACGCAGTGGCGCCGACACTGTCGGAGCGCATCAGCCCGCAGGGCTACCTTGTGAGCACGGCCGGGGAGTCGACTAGTGACCTGATGATCAAGTACCGGCAGCGGGCTATCGACCAGCTCGACAACGAGGACAACGGCAGCATCCTGCTGCTGGAATGGTCTGCCCCGGCCGATGCCGACCCGGACGACGTCGACACCTGGCGTTGGGCCAGCCCGGAATGGAGCGACAAGAGGGAACGCTTCCTGCGGCAGCAATGGCAAAACGTCGAAGAATCCGCCTGGCGCCGCGAATACCTGAACCAGTGGGTCACTCGGGCCAACCATTGGCTCAAGGATTCCGTCTGGACGGCTACCCGCGACCCAGACGGCCGGCTGCCCACGGCCGGCCAATGGACCGTGGCCGTGGAATCCGATTTTGACGGCATGGGCCACGCCGTCGCCATAGCCGCCCTCGACGACCAGGGCCGATACGTGGTCCGGGTGACGACCCACCGGACAATCCGCGAGGTCGACGAGCGCCTGGCCGCGATCCGGGCCCAGCACCCGCAGCTCTACGTCATGGTCACCCCGACCTACGCCGAACGGCTACGGGAACGGTTCGACTCCCTCGTCGGCCAGCGCGAAGCCGTCACCGCCACGAAAGTGCTGCTCGACCTGTTCGACCAGAAGCTCATCCGGCACGACGGCTCCCAAGTACTCCAGGAGCATTTCGGCAACTCCACGATCTCAAAGCGGTCCGGCGGATGGGTCATGACCGCCCCCATGGGCCGGGGAGGGGTGTATGCGGCCCGAGCCGTCATGTTCGCCGTAGCCGAGGCAGCCAAGACACCCAAGCCTGTGCCCATGATCCACACCCGGCGACGCGCCTAGCCCAAATAAACTAGTTACATCGGGTCATGTGCTATAGGCTCGGGCCGTGGCGTTTCCCCGTTCACTCAAGGTCGTGCGGGACCAGGCCGATATAGCCCGTGCGGCAGCGCAGGCGGCTGAGGGCCCGGTCCCGCACGCCCGCGAATCCGGCGCCCTGGTCAACGCAATCGCGGCCGGGTACGGCGGAGTCGTCCCCATGAACACGGCGCTCCAGGTGCCCGCGTTCGTCAAGGCCCTCAAGACCTACACGCACACCATTAGCGCGTTCCCGCTCCGCGAGTACGTCACGGACGGCCCGGTCCGGCCTCGAGCTTTCCTCGAGCACCCGAGCCAGACCATCCCGTACTCGGCGCTGATGCAGCGGCTCATCACCGACCTGCTGTGCTATGACCGGGCCTACTGGCGGATCATTTCCCGCACGTGGGACGGATTTCCCGCCGAGGTCATCCCGATGCGTGTTCAGGACGTCAACGACCTGACCGGCGCCAACCTCGGCGTCGACGTCAACGCTTACCCGCCGTCGGACCCGTTCTATCACCTGTCGCAGCCCGTCCCGACCCGTGACGTTATCAAGTTCTACGGCGACGGCACCGGCGGCTGGCTCCGGGTCGGCTCGACCGCGATCAACACGGCTGCAGCCCTCGAGGCCGCGACCCTGCGCTACTCAGAAACCCCCATGCCGACGGTCGTGCTCAAGAACACGGGGGCGGATCTTCCCGCGGCCATGGTCGACGACATCCTCGAGGCGTGGGAGGCCGCCAGGGCGAACCGCTCGACCGCCTACTTGAACAGTGTCATTGAGGCTGATCAGATGGGCTGGAACGCCCGAGATCTGCAGCTCGTCGAGGCACGGCAGGCCAGCGCAGCCGCCGTGGCACGGTTCGCCAACCTCGACCCAACATGGTGCGGCGCCGGGATCCCCGGCTCGAGCCTGACCTACTCCAACCGGGTCGACCTCTACCGGCAGCTCCTCGACGTGTCCCTGACCCCGGTCATGCTCAACGTGTCCGAGCGGCTGTCCATGAATGACATCACCCCTCGAGGGCACCGTGTCACGTTCGACACCTCAGTATTCCTCCGCGGCAACCCCGCCGAGCTGGCCGGCATTGTCGCCACCCTGCTGCCCCTCAACGTGATGGATCGTGACGAGGCCCGCGATCTGCTCGACCTTCCGACCCTAGGGATCATGGCATGAAAACAACCGAAGTCCAGACCGACATCGCCCTCGAGCTCCGCGAAGACGCCACCCCCGACGGCGTCATCGCCACCGGCTACGGCCGCGCCGTCCCCTACTCCGACCCCACCGACCTCGGCGGAGTAGCCGAATCGTTCGCCCCTGGCGCATTCGAGCCCGACGACGTCATCGGCAAGCCATTCGCCTACCGTCACGGTGAACCCATCGGCGTCATCACCGGCGCCAGCAACGAGCCCGACGGCCTCTACATCGACTTCCAGATCCTCGACACCGTCCAAGGCCGCGACGCCGCCACGTTGATGCGCGGAGGCGCCTCCAAGGGACTCAGCGTCGGATTCAGCCCCGTCGAGTCCGTGTGGAACCGCGCCAAGACCGCCGTCCAGCACACCCGGGCCCGCCTCCTCGAGGTGTCCCAAACCCACATGCCCGCTTACGCCAACGCAGGCGTAAGCGCGATTAGAGAGGAAAACCCCATGTCCGAGACCGTCACCACGGACGCGGCCGAGGTGTCGGCCGTCGACGTGGAAGCCCGAGAGAGCCTCGCCCAGGTGCGCGAGACCCTGTCGGCCATTGAGGCCCGCGCCTTCACCAGCGAGCCGCAGCACCCCCTGGCGCAGTTCCGCAGCTTTGGCGAGTACTGCCACGCCGTGATGAACGGCGATTTCGAGGCACGGGCCCTGTTCGATCAGGTGCCCGCCAACAACCTCGGCGTCCTGCCTCCCAACTGGATGCTCGACGTCAAGCGGATCGTCGACATGGGCCGTCCCGCGATCAACGCGGTCGGCGGTCCCGAGTCAGCCGGTGCCAACGGCCTTGAGATGAATTGGCCGTACTACGCGGGCACCCTGACCGACATCGTCGAGGCTCAGGCCAACCCCAAGGACGAGGTCAACTCCGTTGCGATCGACCTGGACAAGGGCAGCGCAACCCTCGCCACCTACGCCGCCGGTAGCGACATCGCCTACCAGCTGCTCCAGAGGTCCAGCCCGTCCTACCTCGACGCCCATAACCGGATCATGCTGGCCTCGTACAACACGGTCACGGACCGTGCGTTTACGCAGCAGCTCTGGAGCGGATCCAGCAACACGAACGTCTACAACCTCGCTGGAGACACCACGGGCGCCCAGTTCCGTGAGGACGTGTTCCTGGCGTCCATGGAGGTTGAGGACGCCACCGGGTCCCCGGCGTCCGTTGTCCTGGCGTCGACGGCGCTCATGCAGGCCATTGGCGGCTGGTCGACGTTCCTGCCCGAGCCCTACGGCGTGCAGAACGTGTCCGGCGTGGCCACGGCGTCGACCCTGCGGGTCAGCGTCTCCGGCCTCCCGGTCGTGCGCGCCAAGTGGCTCGACACGGACGCTGACCGTCACGCAATCGTCCTCAACGGTGCCGCGGCCCGTTGGGTCGAGGACGGCCCCCGTCTGGTGACCGGCGACAACGTCGCCCAGCTCGGCTACGACATCGCGATCTACGGCTACGCCGTCGCCGCTGTCTACGCCCCCGCTGGCGTCGTCCGGCTGGCCCAGAACTAGGCGGAAGGGCCCCGACAATGCCACTCCTGGACGGACAAGAGCTCGCGGATGCGCTCGAATTGACGTATGCCGCGCCGCTCGACGACGTCCTCGACCAGGTCGCGGAAGCGGCCGACGACATTGTCGGGGCCCTGATCACCACCGCCGCGTACGCTGCCGAGCCCGCCGCTTGCAAGGAGGCGACGCTGGCTGTGGGCGTGGAGATCTTCCAGGCCCGCACGGCGGCCGGTGGGCAGGCTGTGGCGGTCGATTTCACACCCGGCCCCTACCGGCTGTCCGTGTGGCTCACAAGGCGCGTGATGAGCCTCCTAGGGCCGTACCTGAACGTTGGGGGCATGGTCGGATGACCGCGCTGACGACGGAGGCACGGCAGGCCCTCGTGGCGGCATTCGCCCCGACAGGTCTCAAGGTGTATGACACGGTCCCGGCCGTGCCGACACCGCCGTGCATCGTCGTCGTCCCTGACACGCCGTGGCTGCTGCCAGAGCGGCTCGGCTCAACCCTGAACTACCGGGCCCGCTGGCGCGTCCTGATCGTGATCAGCCCTCGGAACAATGCCCAGGCCGTCCTCGACATCGAGAATGCCGTCGACGACTGCTTGGGCTACATACCGACCGGATTTAATGTCGATCTGGTCAATCCGCCCTCTCTGTCCGATACAGGGGCCCAGGGCACCGTGTACACCGTCGAGATCGCCGTCTCGGCCCACATGAAGGAGTAACCAATGGCAGTCGTTTCTGTGGCTGGCGCGGCGTTCACCGTCGACGTCGCCACCATCGCCTACGAGGATCAGGTGACCACGGGCACCGTGACCACCACCCCGACGATCGTGCGCACCCCGACCCTGTCGGACGTGTCGTTCGTCCAGACCGACCTCAACAGCACGATCTCGCTCGACTTCCTGTATGACGAGAATTCGGGCCTGTATGACGCCTTGCAGGTCGCTATCGCGGCCGGGAACGACGTCGCCGTCGACGTCCGGTCAGCCACCGGGCACTGGGCCGGGGCCTCGATGATGATCGAGTCGGCCGAGATGAACGTCGACGCCGCAGGCGTCGCCACCTGCTCCGTGAGCTTCACGGGCACCGTTTCCTTCACCTAACCAACCGTGAACGGGGAAAAGCCATGTTTCCACAACTGAACGTGTACCTGGACGACAATGACGAGGCCACAAGCCTCGACACCACAAGCCTCGATTTCTGGACCTACGAAGAGCTCGTAGCGAAGGATCCGAGGGCCAAGACTTCCGAGCACGGGATGCGGCTCACCATCGCTTTTATTCACTGCGAGGGCCGCGACCCGAAAAACCTCGAGGAGGTCAAAACTTGGGCCAGGACGAGGAAAGCCCGCGTCATTGTCGGCAGGGACGTGGACCCTACCCGGTCGGATCCCGGCGACGACTCCTAGTCAAACTGGCGATCCGGCTAGGCAGGCCGATCGAAGAAGTACGGCAATACGAACCGGCACTAATCGCGACGATCCTCGAGGAGTTGACCTAATGGCAAGCGCCAAAGTGTTCGACACCTACGTCGAGGGTCTCAACGAGCTACTCCGAGCCCTCAACAAGCTACCCAAAGAGGCCAACCAGGAACTCAAGGCCTCATCGAAGGTCATTGCCGAGCGCTACATGGTTCCGGCTTGGAAAGACGCGGCCCTGAACTATGCAGGCCCGTGGGGCGAGAGAATCGCGGCCAGCGTCAAGGCCGGCACGGACCGGATCCCAGTCGTCAGGATCGGCGGGAACCGGAAAGTATTCTCCGGTGGGGCCAGCGCCACAATGGTCCGGTACCCATCCGACTCCGGCCAAAAGCGCGACTCGTGGGCACCGTTCGAGCAAACCGACTGGATCGCCAAGCGGGCCCCGTACCAGGAGAAAGCCCTCGAGGAGTGGGCCAACGCCGTTGACCGCGTCATAGCGAAGTGGACGACCCTCTAATGGCCAAGACTCTCACCGTCTACTTGGCGGCCGATCTCAAGAAGTTCAACCAGGGCATGGACGACGCCGAGCGTCGTGCCAAAGGCCTCGGCGGCACCATGTCCGGCATGCTCGGCCCCGCCCTGATCGCAGCTGCCGCAGCAGCCGGAACGTTCGCCGTCGCCCTAGGGGTCGACGGAGTCAAAGCCGCCGTAGAGGATGAGGCCGCAGCCGCCAAGCTCGCCAAAACCCTCGAAAACCTCGGCCTAGCCCACGACACGGCCCCGGTCGAGGCCTACATCGACTCAATGCAGCGCAGCCTCGGAATCGCCGACAGTGACCTCCGCCCCGCCTATGACAGGCTCGTCCGATCCATCGGCAACACAGAGGAAGCCAACAAGGCGCTCGCACTCAGTGCCGACATCGCAGCCGGAACAGGCAAAAGCCTCCAAGCCGTCACGGAGGCCTTGGGCAAGGCCTACGACGGCAACACGTCCGGGCTGTCACGCCTGGGGGCCGGACTGGATACCGCGATCCTGCGAACCGGCGACATGCAGGCCATTACCCAGCGCCTTGCCGACACGTTCGGCGGGCAGGCCACCACCCAAAGCCAGACATTCCAAGGCCAGCTCAACAGGCTCAGTGTCGCCGCCGACGAGCTGAAAGAGGCATTCGGAGTCGGCCTGCTCGGCGCCATTGACGACGCCAACGGGCAGACACAATCCCTGACGGATTCCATGGCCGAGCTGGAGCCTCTGCTTAAGCGGATCGGAGGATTCATTGGGGAAACCGCCTCGGACTACCTGACGCTCGCTGACGCCATTCAGGACGCTGCCAGCGCCTCCGAAGATTTCATCGACGGCCTTGGACCCCTGAAGTTCCTCGTCGACGCGGCAGCCTCGACGTTCTACCAGTTCCTCAACCCCGTGTCGTACACGGTCGACGTGTTCACCGCTGCCGACAAGGCAGCCCGCGGAATGACCTCAGGAACCGTCCTGGCGGCCCTAGGAGCCCGCAACGTCGGCACGGCCGCGTCCAGTGCCACACCAAGCGTCCAAGGCCTCACGGACGCTGTAGACGATTCAGGCGCCGAGGCGTCCGAAAGTGCCGTCCGGTACCTGTCACTGGCAGAGGCAATCGACGCCGTAGGCGGAGGCACATTCAACTATCGCAAAGAGATCTCCGGCGCCACCGATGACGCCCGGGATCTCGCTATCGAGCTCAACTACAACGCCTACGTCACCCGGGTGAACGAGGCCGCGGCTGCGGCTGCCGCTGCGGCGACCGGCAGGCAGGGGTCGGCGGCCTCGAGCGCAGCCGGATCAACGGAGAAGCTGACGGCGGCAGAGAAAGCCCTCACCAAGGCCTACGAGGCACAATCCCTCCAGTTCGAGGACACGAAGGCAAGCCTCCAGCAGCACATTATGGATCTGGAGACGGCCGGCCAGAGGGCCAAGGACTACGCCGACAGCATCCGAGACGGCCTTACCGCCGGACTGGATCTCGCCGCCGCCTACTCCGGCCAGTTCACCAAAGAGGGCGAAAAAACCGGGATAAGCCTCCTCGAGGGATTCAACCGACAGGTCGCGCAGGTCGAATGGTTCGGGAACGTCCTAGCGGCCATGAAAGCGCAAGGCGCCGACGCCGGATTCATCCAAGAGGTCGCAGGCCTCGGCCCCGGAATCGGCGGCCCCCTCGGCGAGCAGCTCATCAACGACGGCCTTGTGCCGACGATGTCGGACAAGTGGGTCAACGTCCAGAACAAGATCAGCGAGCTCGGCGTGCAGCTCGTGCCCGAGTTCCTGAATCAGGGCGTCGCCGACGCCCAAGCACTCGTCAACGGCATGGCGCAACAGCTCGCCATGGAAGGCGGCAGGCTGACCAAGCTCGGCAAAGAGATCGGCAAGCCCGTCGGAGCCTCATTCAAAGCCCAGATCCTCGAGGACGTAGCCGAGGCCGTCCGAGCGGTCGAGGCGTCAGCCACGGCAGCCAGAGCCGAGAGAGTCGCCCAAGCCAGCGCCCAACAGGCCCGCATCACGGAGCAGGCGGTCGCCCAGGCCGTCGCGAGCCTCGTCGCCAAGTCCGACGCCCGTACCGGCAGACCCAACCCGGCAGCTCCGGCCCGACCCGTTTGGGTGCTCGGATGACCAGCCCATTTACCGACATCACCATCGCCGGCACAGCGCTGAACCTCAACGGCATTGAATACGCCGTCACGGTCGCGCATGGACGCTCCGACATTCTGTCTCGAGCCAATCCGTCCAACGCTGAGATCATCCTGTTCGGCACCCTGAATGCTGTAGCCGAGATCACCGACAACGTCTCGATCAGCGCCTACGGCAACAGCCGCTTCACCGGTGAGGTCACGGACGTGCGGATGGAATTCCTCGGAGACGGCACCCCCAGGACCGTGATCACGTGTATTGGGGAACTGGCCAAGCTCGGCAACATCCTGATCGACGTCAATTTTCCGCACGAAATGGTCGACGCCAGGGTGGAAACCATCCTCGCGGCCACCGGCCTGACGTACTTGAATGGCGCGACGGACCAGCTTGAGCTGTATGCCGTGACCGAGGACGTCCCGCGCACGGCTATGGAGCTGCTCGACGAGCTGGCCCAATGGTCCGGTGGCGTGTTCTTCGACACCCACGAGGGCCAGATCGTGTTCGAGTCCTACGGCATCCGCGGGGAAACCGCTAACCCCGGCATATGGGCGCTCCAGATCCTCACATTCGACCAGTCCAACCGGCAGTGGGATTCGTACCAGGACGAGCTGTATGCGATCGAGCTACCGCCTAGTAGCGTCGTGTTCGCGCCCACCTGGTCGAAAACCGCGCAGGCACTCGTGAACAAGATTGCTATCACCCATGCTGATCCGCCACAGATCGAGACATACACCGACACCGGCTCAGTGGCCCTGTATGGCACTCGTGCCGCAGAGCTGACCACCGGCCTGCGGAAAAACTCTGATTCAGACGCCCGGGCGGCCGCGATCCTGCTCGCCCAGGCGTACCCGCTCTGGAGTCTCGGCCAAGTGTCCGTTCTCGTCCACACCCTCAGCGCCCCGACCCGGGACCTCGTTCTCGAGCTGCTCAACGGCGCCACCGTCCGAGTCGACTCAATGCCCGTAGCGGGCCCCTACGAGCAATTCACGGGCATTCTCGAGGGCTACATCGAGGTCTATACCCCCGGTGAGCACATCATGACCCTCAGCCTGTCCGACCCGCGAACCTCGTACCAGACGGTTCCGTGGAATGGGGTCGACGCCGCGCTAACATGGGCCAACGTAAACAGCACCGTGCAGTGGTATAACGTCGTCAACGCTGGCGACCTGGCAGCCTAGGAGACACTGTGGCAACCTCGACATACGGCACCCCCTACGTGCAGGGGTCCGACCTGGTCAGCGCCTACCCCACGGCCTCCAGCAACCTTGCCACCCGCGTCGACGAGGTGTCCTACAAGCGCAACGGTCTGAACGCTCAGACCGGCACGAGTTACACCTTGGTCGTCGGGGACGCTGGCAAAACCATCACCTTGTCAAATGCGGCCGCCGTTGCCGTCACCCTGCCGCAGGACTCCGTCGCCACGCTCCCGACCGGGGCCGTCGTCACGTTCTACAACCTCGGCGCCGGGACCGTCACAATCAGCCAAGGTACGGGCGCCACACTTCAAGGCGGGTCGATCACACTGGCACAGTACGAAGTGACATCCGTGATAAAGCTCAGCGCAAATACTTACGGCAAAGCCGATTCGGGGTCAGCAGGTTTTGAACTGGTGACGGCAAGAACGCTGTCAGCTGTTGCAGCCGAGAATCTCAATAACGTTTTTACTTCGGCTAATGCTGTTTACGAGATTTTTGGCAGCATCACCATGAGTGGAACCGACAGACCCAAGATTAGCTTGCGCGTCGGCGGGGTCGATGCGACGGGCGCCAGTGACTACACATTCCAATATGTAGACGGCGTCAGTACCACGGCATCGGCCACCAGTGGAAACACATCGTTTTGGATGCCGTTTAATAACACTTCTAATGGCATCATGACTTTTAGATTGCACTTGATTAACCCTGCGACTGCTGT